GGGCAGAGCCAATCGGGCAGAGGAGCAAACATGGAAAAAATTTTGAGCAAAGACGAGCGGGCAGAAAAAGAGCTGTCACAATTATCACCACACGAAATGTGTCCCACATGTCACGAGGAAAATGTGTATTTTCTTGGGCAGATTGGAACACAGAGGCGTTTTGAATGCCTCGAATGCGGGCAGTATTTCAGGCATGATGAGCTGCCGACAGGAGAAACCATATGCATCACTTATTCCTTACCAAAAGAGCGGAGGTAATTACCCGTGCCCTACAAGCCTTCAGTTACGACCCACCAAGAGCACCGAAAGAGAATGCTCTGGGCGATGCACAAACTGGATCTGACGATTCAGGAAGTTGCGACCAAAGCCAAAGTCGGTCGGGCAGCATTGTCCCGATTCCTCAATGGCGCGAAGAACGATCCTCGACTGTCTTTCATTGAAAGGGTTTGGAATGCCATCGACTACTTCAGACAACACCCAAAGCAAAGATATCAGGCTCGCCGTTTACAGCAGCGATCTGAGCGCAAAGTGCCCGAAGCAACGACTGCTAAGTAGGCAAGGACTCACGACACCTGAGATTCCAACGGCTATGTACCGTGGTCTACTTTCCGGTCGTGCGTTCGAGCTCATATTGCAAGCCGGATACGACACTTCACCTGAAGATGTACCGGCTATCGTCGAGCAAGCAGTGGCGGACACTGCACAAACGATTGATGACGAAGGTCGTCTTTTGTCGCCAGCTGTGAAAGTCAAAGACATCTCACTGGAAGTGACCGAGACTTCGGGCTACTTCTGCGAGAGAATCCTGACGAGGCTGCAAGGCGAAGAGTGGGAGCTGGTCGGGACAGAGGTTCCCATCCGGTGGGAGCTCAATGATTACGTTGACTTCTGCTCCCATCTCGACGCACTGTTCCGATGCCAGGATGAACAAGGTGAACACTGGTTGATCCTTGATTTCAAATGGACGGCAGGCATGACGGGTTCATACGCAATGAGACACATGCAGATGACCGCATACGCACATGCCTTGCGGAATGGCACAATCACTATGGACGGACTGCCCTGCAAAACAAACGCAGAGCTGGTCGAGACTTCGCTTGTGTGGACGCCAGCTTTGTTGCCTTACAAACGGAAGACAAGTATGCAGTGCCCTGAGACTGGTGAGACACAGGTATACAAGAAGGGCGACCAAAGACCCATGCGTGCACTCTGGAGAAACACAGGTTTCTGGACTCCAGCAAAGTTTGAAGAAACTGAGAAAGAGGTACGCAGACAGATCATGCATCGTGTACGATGGATCGAGAGCAACGACGCACCCATGATTCCTGACCCTGAGGGATGCGTAGTTTGCTCAAGCAAAGACTGGTGTTCGTGGTCAGGAAAGGAGAACCCGCATGTATAAGACGTGCACTACAACCGCCCAAGCAGTCGTGGACACGGCGTATGGCAAAGAGGACAACTTCTTTGTCAATGGAGTGATTACTTACGAAGTGAGTATTACTAGAGATTTTGGCTACTACGGAAGCCGTTCGGATGATGGACCCCCCGACCCCGATGACGTAGTCATTGAAAGCGTGGTTTCGTACAACCTGTGGATTTCAAACCACAAGACCGAATCCGAAGGCACAGAGTTTGACAGCAACGATGATGTCCAGATTTTGGACGAGGCGTTCTTGTTGGGCTTGGTTGATGTAGAAGAATTGGAGGTCGAATTTGACGACGACTAAAAAAAGCGACATGCAGACACGATTGTTTGCGATTCAGGGTGCACTGTTGAAAGCACAACAGGACATCCAACACGTGGAAAAGACATCGAAAAATCCGATGGGCTTTGTTTACACCTCGATTGACGGCATGGTCCGTGCGGCACGTGATGTGCTCCACAAGAACGGGTTGGTCCTGTCCTGCAAGGGATGGTCAATCTATGTGGCGGACGACAGCAAGCGAGTGATGTCTGCCACGTACGAGCTCTGCCATCCTGAGTCTGGTGGAGTCGAGATGTATTCCACCGTGATCCCGTACCCAGAGGGCGGGCGTGGTGAGGACAAGCAGTACCTTGGACGGCAGTCATCTGCCCTCAAATATCTGCTCCGTGACTTGCTCATGCTCCCCATGCTGGACAGCAACGAAATCTGTGCGGAGGTCGATAAACCCCAGCCAGCACAGAAGAAGCCTGTCCGGAAGGTCAAGAAGGCCACCCCTATCCGCGAGAAATTTATCCAGCGGATCGAAGAGCTTCACCCAGACATCAATCAAATTGATAAGATGAAGAAAGCCAAGACCATTCTCAATGATCTCGGCATCCCATCGGACGGCTCTGCTTCCGATGAACAAATCCAGCAAGCGTTGGACTCAATTGCTTGACACCCTCCAGTCCCCCCTCGACAGTTGCTACGGCTGTCGGGGGGGTTTTTTTAGGAAACAACTATGCGATTTCAAGATGTGAAAGATGACGGTAAACCCGTCTACGTGCGAATCTACGACAACGACAACCGATCCAATGAACGAAGCCCGATCAAGCGTGGCAAGTTCACGATGGACGGCAAGTCGTACGCTTTTGGTCTGTGGCAAGAAGACGGCAAGCTGTCTGGACGGCTGCAAATCGACACAGACCCACCGAAGCCCAAGGAGCAGGAAGCTCCGCAGCAAGAAAAAACAGGACAACCTGTCAACGACTCAGACATCCCGTTCTGAGTTTGATATCGTCCTGAGCCTTTCTCCTTTTTGGCTGCGCCAGGTGCTCCCGCTTGGTGCAGTTTTGCCCCTGATAAGGTCCGCAACGTGCGGCGGGGGCGACATTCAATACTCGCTTTATGCAAGAGTTTTCGAGCCCGTTTATCTCTTCTCAAAAAACGGGCGCAAACGGATCGTATCGCCGCGGACTCGCAACCCGTAGATCCAGCCTAGTGCGGCTTGTTTGCAGCAACTTGTCTACCAATCCTCCCTTTTCCGTAGCCACTGGCAGGGAGGTGGGCGGGAGACAAGCCGAGTGCAAACGAGTGAGCTAGGGGCATGAGGCAGCGGGTAGGTACTTACCGCCCTATACGGGCGTTGCGCGCAGGAGAAACGAAATGGCAGAAATAATTCACCTCACATCCGAAGAGCTTGCACGACTGACGGTCTGCGAGAACGCAATCCGAGATGGCATGGAAAGTGTCGAAGCGGCAATGTCAGCTCTTCAAGAGATCCGAGACAACCGTCTGTACCGGCAGGAATACAAAACGTTTGAGGCGTACTGCCGCAACCGGTGGAACATGGGCGCCAACTACGCACACAAGATGATTTCAGCTCTTGAGGTCAAAGACGTTGTGCCAGTCAAGAATGAGCGACAGGCCCGTGAGCTTTCGACACTGGACGCAGAAGAGCGGGTCGAGGTGTGGGATCGGGCAACAGAAGACGCAGGTGGTGAAGACAAGATCACCGCGAAGGTTTTGTCCGAGGCGGTCAAGAAGTTCAAAAGGGATCGTGACCCTGAGTCAGTCGGGCCGACAACCGAAGGCTTTGACAAAGTGGATGAGGCTTTCCGAAAGCTCAAAGTCGAAATCAAAGCTCTGTTTGAAACAGACGCTGCGTCGTTCGTAGACAAGAAGGGTGTCGATGAAATCTTCAAAGACTTCCGCAGACTGATGCACGAAGGCACGCCGTACGGACGCTGCCCCGCATGTGATGGCACGGGTGGAAGCCCAGACCAAGGACCATGCGAGCTGTGTCAGGGACGTGGCTGGGTGTCTCTGGGCAAGAAGAAACTCTTTGACGAAGCCTGGAGTGGGATCTAATGCTACGCACATATCAGCAGGACGCTATCTACGGTGTAGACCAAACTCATTCGTCGGGCAAGAAATCTCTCGTTGTGATGGCTACGGGCACGGGCAAGACTCACGTGTTCGTGCACTACATGGCAAAGATGCGTGGAAGGACGATGATCGTCGCCAACCGCGAAGAGCTCGTGCAGCAAGCGATGAAGAAAGTCAGCGAGGTCGGAGTGCCTTGCGATGTGGAGCAGGCTAACTATTGGGCAGACGAAGCAAACTTGCACGGGCACGCCCAGTGCGTGGTGGCTTCGATTCAATCGCTCAACGCCAAGTGGCGACCACGTTGGGGCGATGCAAAGAAGCGAATGCACCGATTCAACTGGAGCCAGTTTGACCTGCTGGTTATCGACGAAGCCCACCATGCGGTCAGCAAGTCTTACTTGGACTTGATTCAGCTGGCGACCAGTCAGAATCCAAACATCAAGGTGTTGGGCGTGACAGCTACCCCAGACCGACTAGACAAACGTGGCATGGGCACGGTGTTTGACGAGGTGTCCTACCGCTACGAGATGGACAAGGCGATCAATGACGCGTGGCTAGTCCCGATTACCCAAACCATGATTCACGTTGAAAGCTTGGACTTCAGCTCTGTGCGTACTACCGCAGGAGACTTCAACGTCGGAGAGCTGGCAAAGCTAATGGAATACGAGAAGCACCTGCAATCCGTAGCTGTGCCTACGGTCGAGCAGGCCGGTGACGGTCGGGCAGTCCTGTTTGCCACCAGCGTCAATCAAGCCGAACGAATAGCTGAAATCATCAACCGCATGAGGCCAGGAAAGGCGATCACTGTTGACGGCAAGACAGACAAGGCGGAGAGAAAGAGAATATTTGAAGCGTTTGCCAACGGGGACTACCAGTTTCTTTGCAACTGTCAGGTCGCAACTGAGGGCTGGGATTGCCCAGAGGTTGAGCTGGTAGCTATCGCAAGGCCAACTAAGAGCCGTGCTCTGTATACGCAGATGGTCGGTCGGGGCACTAGACCCTTGCCGGAGGTGTTCCAAGGTACAGAGAACGCTGAGGGACGAAAGCAAAGGATCAGAGCTTCACGCAAAAGCCAGTGCCATGTGCTTGACTTTGTGGGCAACAGTGGTCATCACCACTTGATTTGCACAGCTGACATCCTCGCTGGCGACAATGAGGTGGTTGCCACGAGGGTGCGACACCGTATCGAGCGGGGAGAAGAGAAAGAAGTGCAGGAGATGGTCGCTGAGGAGCAGATCAGGCTCTCTGAGGAGCGAAAGGAGTTTGAACGGAAACGCCGTGAAGGACTCGTCGCTGATGTGTCGTACAGTACCCGCACCGTTGACCCGTTCAACCTGTTGGCGGTCAAACCTAAGAGGTCAAACCAGTGGACAAACAACAATCCGATCACGCCTGCCCAAGAGAGTGTGCTGGTCCGAGCGGGGATCGAGCCCCACGAGTACGAGCCCGTGCAGCAACGTCAGATTCTGGAGCAAATATGGAAGCGTCGAAAAAAGGGGCTGTGCACCCTAAAGCAGATCAAGATGCTCGCCCGTCTTGGTGTCCCTATTGCGGAGGCCAAGAAGATGCGCTTCGAGCAAGCCTCGGCAAGGATCGACTCCATCAGGAATGTCTCTTCGACGGCGTAGGGCTGGTCGGTCTAAACAGGTACATTCGCCAGCACTGGGCTACCAGACGCAAGGAAAAGGAAGAGTGGGGTGAGCGATTCTTGCGCCTTGCCCCAGTCTCTGCTCCCATTGACATTCACGTAGAGCGGATCTACGGGGGTCGAGGCAAACCTATGGACCCTGACAACCTTGTAGGCGGTGTGAAGCCTCTGCTTGACGGAATGGTCAAAGCGAAAATTATTCCCGACGACAACCCTGACCAGATTAGGCTATATGTATCGCAGGTCAAAGGCGACTCGAATGCTGTAAGAGTCACCGTGGTTGGTACGCCAGTAGCAGAGTAGGTAGATATGTCGTTTATTGATATTACAACAGGGATTGATTGCACCGACATGCGGTCCACTGGGCCAGACACCGCCACTGGAAACACTAGCACAGGCGTTGTGGCCGTGGAGGTGCAAGCAAAAACCGGAGACACTTATTTGATCTCAATTGTTGAGATTGACGGAGGCAAGCAGCCGCGTTTTATCCCATACCTAGACGATGAAACTGCAACCCTGGGTGCTTACAGCCAGATAACTCACTTGCGAATGTATCAATCCTCAGCCCAGTCAGCGTACACAGGCGAGATTTTGGATATAGCTCAGTTGAAGCCAGAAGCCAGTGCAGCTTTGACTGACATGGCTGATGTGACTTACAACGAAATCAATGACACCGCAAACGTCAGCTGGACATCCACGACCAACCAGCAGCCAAACGGATTGAACGACATTTTGGATAGGAAGAGCTTTTACGTCTTTGCTACTTCTACAACATTTGAAATGTTTGCTCGGTTTTCGACAGAAGCTGCACGTGACATTTTGAAGAAGAAGTGTCACTTTTGGGTCTGCCCTAAATTTGACGACATAGTCGGTGTTGTAAGTTTGGGTTTTGAAACAGACAACGCATCTGACGCGAACCACAAACCATACGTCAGGCTTTTTGGGCGGTACACCACAAGAAACCGAGAGAACGGGGTTCGATCACGAAGGTTTGGTGTCCGATGACAGAAATCACCGTTGCAGATTCAGAGTTTGAAGACACCACGATTCTACAAAGCTCACCGACCAGCAATTACGTCAACACGACGTTGCTGACCTTTGGACGAAGCAGTGGAAATCGCAACCACGTCATTATTCAATTAGATTTAGCTAAACGACCAAGGTTTATACCGAATCTGGGTAGTGAAACTGGGTATGTGGGGGAAGCCGGTTACACAAAAGAGTCCGCTTTTTCGACAAGGACGCAGCTTTTTGTCAACGAGGGTTTGGGATACATAAGTCAGATAAAGCCATCCATTACGGTAGACATGGCAGGCGTGACCTACAACAAAGCAAACTCAGGTTTGAATTGGACCACTTCGGGGGGACTTGACGACATCGTTGACGAGCCGTTTGTTGACTTCACGTTCAATCAGACTTCAGCAAACCAAGATTTTGATCTACCATTTTCAGGTCGGCATGCCAGGCGTGCAATGTTCGGCAAAATCAACCTGATTTACCATAACAACGACTCAAATGACATTCTTGCTTTGTTTGGCTCGCAAGAGACAGGCGGGGTCGGCAATGCAGATGTAATTCTCAGGGGTCGTTATGCTACCCGTAACCGTGAAAACCCAATCCGATCACGGAGATTTGGAGTCCGCTAATGAGCGAAGAGCAAAACATCGAACAAACTGATTCAATCCTTTCTGATACCTCTGCTGACTGGCGATCAGGTCTACCCCAAGACATTGCTGACCACAGTGCCATCAAGGACATCAAAAGCGTGGAAGACCTCGCTAAATCCACGATCAACGCTCAGCAAATGCTGGGTGGTCGTGTAGCTATCCCGTCTTCAGATGCACCCAAAGAGGAATGGGACAGCTTCTACGGGAAGATCGGCAGACCCGAAGAAATTGGAGGATACGAAACTCCCCAAGAAAATATGCCGCAAGAGCTCACCCCTGAGTTTGACCAAGCTTTGAAGGTTGAAGCACACCGTCTTGGTTTGACAAAAGGCCAGTACGCAGGCTTGGCAAGGTATATGTCCCAGACCGCCCATGCGACGGCTGAAGGGCAGAACAACATGGCTTCCGAACGCAAAACGGAGTCTGAAAAAATTCTTCGGGAGCGGTTTGGTGCGGCTTACGATCAGAACATTGGACTGGCACGTAGTGCACTGCAACGCTTTGGCGGAGAAGAGCTTGTGAAAGCCCTAGCTGCCTCTGGATACGACAACGATCCTGCAATGGTCGAGGCTTTCGCACGCATCGGTCGAGCAGTGTCCGAAGATGAAGTCATCGGTGGCGGTGGGCGTCAGTCCTTTGTCATGGCTCCTGATGAGGCCAAACGAGAGATCGACAACCTGATGACAGATCCTGAATTCAGAGCTGCGTACACCCAAGGCCATGCCCCTGGTCATAAAGCTGCTGTTGAAAAGATGCAGAAGTTGTACCAACTTGCTCACGGATAGACCGTATACTCCGCGAAGCAGGTAGCCTCATGGTCTGCTTGACGCGGGGAAAGACCCGAAGCACCGCCTTCCACCGGTAGGCAGTGTCCGCATGTTGCGGGTAGCACTCCGATCTGATTTATTTCTCTTTCAGGAGTAACCCCGTGAGCACACAAATCACGACCGCTTTTGTTGAGCAGTATCGGAACAACGTCGAGCTGCTCGTCCAACAGCGTGGCTCCAAACTCCGTGACGTGGTAAATGTTGACAACGCAGTTGTCGGCAAGACCAAGTTCACCGAGCAAATTGGGTCCACCGAAGCCCAGAAGAAAGTCAGCCGACATGGTGACTCTCCTCTGGTCAACACCCCGCACGCACGTCGTGCATATTCCCTCTCGGACTACGAGTGGGGCGATTTGATTGACAAGAACGACAAGGTTCGCATGTTGATCGACCCAACCTCTTCCTACGCACAGGCAGCTGCTTTTGCAATGGGTCGAGCTATGGACGATGTAATCATCGAAGCCGCTACTGGTGCTGCATTGACTGGCGTCGATGGCACTACCAGCACATCCTTGCCTGCTTCTCAACAAGTCGCAGTTGACTTTGACGACGTTCAAAGTGGTTCAGCCCACGGCTTGTCGCCACAAAAATTGCGTCAAGCCATGCAGCTTTTCCAATCAAACAACGTTCCTGACGACGAAGAGAAAATCATGGTGGTTTCCCCAATCGCCATGCAGTCTCTTTTGACTCACAAAGAAGTTGCTTCAGGTGACTTCAACACCGTTCGGGCTCTGGTCAATGGCGAAATTGACACTTACATGGGCTTCCGATTCGTTATCTCCAACCGTCTTTCTGTGACTGCCGCTGATGTTCGCAGCTGCTTCGCATTCGTCCGATCCGGCCTTGAGCTCGGAATTGGTCAGGATGTGATGGCTCGAATTGAAGAGCGTCCAGACAAGTCGTTCTCCACCTACGTCTACTACTGCATGACGATTGGTGCGACCCGTCTTGAAGAAGAAAAGGTTGTTGAAGTTCTCGTAGATGAAACTCTGGCACAAGTGCAAGCCGCTGGTGCTGCAACGATCTAAGGAATTTTCCAATGGCAAATACCAATTCTTCACTTATCACAGGTGTCGGAAATCCGGCATCAATCGCAAACGTTGGCATCATGGGCGGCAAGCTTCGCTTTGCCTATGACACCTTCCGTCTGGCTTCAAACCC